CAAAGGATTGCTTACCATTAACAATGGTAATGCAATCAAAACTATTATAAAAGACTTTGGAAACTTGGGCTACAATATTACTTATAAATTGTTAAAAGTAAGTGATTTTGAAGTGCCACAAAAAAGAGAAAGAGTTATTATAATTGGCACAAGAAAAGATATATTGCCTAAATTTAACTTTGACAAGATTAAGCACAAGAAAGCTGGCAATGTGTACAATGCAATTAATGATATTGCAAATTATGATGAAGGCTTTATTGAAAACCATAAATGGTCAAAAGCAAAGATGAACAAAGGACAAGGTAATTCAGTAATAGACAAAAATGATTTTGCCCCAACAATGAGAGCAGAACATCATGGTAATATAGAATTTCATTACGATGGGAAGCGTCGCCTATCAGCACGAGAAGCGGCACGAATACAAAGCTTTCCAGACGATTTTATATTTTACCCTTCAACTTCAAGTGCATATAAACAAATTGGCAACGCAGTTCCGCCAGTTTTTGCATGGCATATTGCTAGTGCAATACAACAATTTTTAGATGATAATTTATGAGTAAAATTGACAAGCTTTTTAAAGATTTAAATATTAAATCAAGTGAACAATCCGAAATAAAAAATAAATAATAAATAATAAATAATCACTTGACAAATAATTGTGATATGTTACCATTATATGGTAATACCATAAATAAATAAGGAAATAAAAATGAAAGGAACGTTAAACAAAGTCATTATTATCGGTCGGCTTGGTGCTGACCCTGAAATAAAAAATTTTTCTGGCGGCATGTCTGTCGCTAAGATCAGTGTCGCAACGAATGACGGTTACAAAGATCAGCAAACCGGTGAATTCGTCGATCAAACCGAATGGCATCGTGTTACCGTATTCGGCAAAGGAGCCGAAACTATTCAACAATATGCCCGCAAAGGTTCGTTGCTGTATCTTGAAGGTAAAATCAAAACAAATAAATGGCAAGATCAAAACGGACAAGATCGCTACACGACAGAAATTATAGCTAATAATTTCCAGTTTTTAGGCGGTAAGTCAGATATGCCGACAACTCAATACGAGCAAAAACCAATAGCTAATAACGATGATTTAAATAACTTTGATGATGATGACGTTCCGTTTTAATTTTCATCATCTTTAAAAAAAACTTCTTGACAAACACTTTTTTATTCAATATAATCTCTTTTTAAGATAAATTTGTTTTACCATGAATTTGTCTCCTTTTGTTTTTTTATTTATTTTTATTTTATTTATATTTTATATTTTATATTTTTTATAATTATTGTTGACAAATATATTTAATGTGTTATTATTAAATAACTAAACACAAGGAGAAAATAAAAATGGAAAACAATAAAAAGTCAAAAAAGCGTTATTACTGTGCCGTGTGCCAACAAGAATTTTATTTTGAACAGGTTTTTTTAGTGCATTATCGCCAAGAACATTTGAAAGAAAAAGTGAAAAAAATATATGTCTAAAATATATCAGTGTAAAATTTGCAATAAAAATTTCGAAAAAAAGCATCATTTGGTGCAGCATAGATCAGTTCACAGCGACGAACGTCCTTTTTTTTGTAAAATATGTAAGAATTTTTATAAAACAGAAAAAATTTTAAAAATGCACATCATTAATATGCATGAAGATAAAAAAAAATTTAGCTGTTCTAAATGCGATCGCAATTTTTATGACGAAAAAAGATTCGAAAATCACTCTTGCGGTCAAAGTACTAAAGTAAAAATTCCATGTTCAATTTGCGGAAAAATTTATGCCAAATCCTCAATTGTTCGGCATGAAAACAGCCATAAAATAATAATCGACGCCAAATATAAATGCCAAATCTGCCGAAAAAAATTCCACTATAAAACCGATTTCGACAAGCATATGAGACAATGCGAAATAAAAAAAGCAAAAGAGAATATAAACTTATTAAATTATCCTGATTTTTTTAAAGATTTTAGAAAATGTCTTGACATTTAAATTCTCATATGATAGCTTTAAGTTTGTGAGGTGTTTGTATGTCGCATAAAAAACATATTTTTTTATTTTGCACGTTGTTTATAACGGGTTGTAGTTATAACCATATTCGGGATTCTGTTGTGAAATTCGATCAATACAATTCCGGGACCCAAATTGATCATAAAACCGCATTAATTTGCGGCACTTTTGACAAGAAAAAAGCCGAAGTTGTCGGTGATAACACGCTTGACATTTTGCCTGGCGGTGAAACACTATCCGATGCGATCGGGAATACCGACGCCGACGCCAAATGCGAAACAGAAAAAAATTGCGATTGCGATTGCCTTAATAATGATGTTGAAAAAGCAATAAATATCGACCCTGAATCCGACCACATGCCATCATGATAAAAAAGTACAGAATTGCGACTGTGCTTGAGTGCGACAAGCTGACAAAGCAAGAGCGTTTTTTTTTAACTTATCTGATTGATTTACAAGGTAATGATTTACACGTAAATAAGTATAAGATCAAGATTCAGATGGAAAAAGAAAAAAAATCACTTATAGAAAAAGGCATTATAGCGGAAGAGTTTTTGCGGATTTATATCAGAAATGCGGTTTTAATTAAAATGTTAAGTAAATCGTAAGGAAATCTTAATGAAGTTAAAATGTGATTTAGAAGAGGACGTTTTTTGTGTTCGATAATGATTTTAGGGGTCCATTTAGGAATGGCGGCATCAAGCACAAAGTAACGCCCGAAAAGCAGAAAACTGTTGCTTTGATGTCTGGCCGAGGGCTAAGCCATGAAGACATCGCTTATACGATAGGCGTCGATCGCAAGGCCTTAGTCAAGCATTATTCTCACGAGCTAAAAAAAGGCAAAATAGATACCGCTGGCAAAATAACTAAAAGTGTGGTAAAAATTGCAACTGATGACGAGCATAAAGATCAACTTAAAGCTGCAATCTATTGGTTAGCCGCTTTTTATGGCGTTAATCCTAAGCCAGAAGCTAAAACACAAGAAATTCCCGAGATAAAAATCAATATTTGTCATGACAAAAAAGACAAATCTGATGTCGATATCGATTGATTTAAAAGTTCAGCCACAATTTTTATTTTTATACGAGGAAGATTATGACGAGTGTATAATACATTCCGGGCGTGGTGCAGGTAAGTCGTGGGCTGTTGCCGATTATATTATAATTCAATCTCTGAAAGAAAAAATCAAAATACTTTGTACGAGACAAATACAGAAATCACTTAATGACTCTGTCAAACAATTGATCACAAACAGAATTAAAAAATTCGGTCTGAGCGACTACTTCACGATAACCCAGCGGAATATTGTATGTAACTTTACCGGATCAGAATTTATTTTCGCCGGTCTTCAGGACCATACGGTAGAAAGCATCAAATCTTTTGAAGGAATAAATATTTGTTGGATTGAAGAGGCACAAACAGTAACGGAATATTCGCTTGAAATACTTTTTCCAACAATTCGAAGAGTTGAAAATTACAAGATATTCATGACTTATAATCCACGATATGCCACCGATGCGGTATATAAGAGATACCAGCGTAATAAGAAAATTCCCGATAAAACTATTGTTAAAGAAGTGTATACCAAAGATAATATCTACTTGACTTCTTCGATGAAACGTCAGATGGAATTTGATTTCAAGCACAATATTGAAGTTGCTAACTGGACTTGGCTCGGTGCTTTATGTCCGAGTTCAAGCGAGATGTCAGTTATACCTCTAGAATGGCTTAAACGCTGCGTTGATGCACATGTTAATGTTGATATTGACTATCCTTCGTACACTTATGCAGGTTTCGATGTTGCAGATACGGGTAAAGATTCGTGTGCGGTTGCTTTAATTCATGGCCCTGTTGTTAGAGAAGCAATAGAGTTCAATTCGAAATTTATTAATGAATCTGTAAATTATGTACATAATTGGACACACAATAAAAAAATCGCTAGATTATACTATGATGCCGTTGGAGTTGGCTCAGGTGCGAAGTCAGACTTTAATCTTTTAACACGCGATTACATCGTAGAGTCATTCAAAGGCTCTTATGCTGTGTCTGGTGGTGACAATATTTTTACCGGCAATGTGACCAATCGTCAGTACTTCGGCAATTTTAAATCGCAAGCTTGGTGGAATATCCGCCTAAGGGTTGAAAATACTTTGAGGTTTTTAGACGGACAAAATATAAATCCAAATAAATGCTTTTTTTTGTCGAAAAATATTTTGAATTTAGAAAAACTTATGTTAGAATTGTCACAAGCAGTATACAAGCAAGAATTGTCAAAGCTTTATGTTGATAAAGCTCCCGACAATATGAATTCGCCAAATCTAGCCGATTCCGTTGTTATGGCTTTTACGCGAGATTTAAAAAATGGCTTAAGGGTGAATTAAATTAAATTATTTAAATTTTCGGAAAAAAAACAGAAAAAAAAATCACAAGCATCTAAAAACAATAAAATAATCCATGATAGCTTTTATTATAACAACGTTTCTGGGATGGGAACAAGTTGCGATAAATCAGTTTCAAATGTAATTATTTCTTCCTTATGTAACAACCAAAACGAGCTTACGAGACTTTATTATGACTCGTGGTCTGCGGGTAAGATTATCGATATACCGGTCGATGACATGTTCATATATCAACGTCAAATTCAAGGTCTGTCAGATGATGACAGACAAAAGTTGCAAGAATTTTATGAAAAATTCGATTTAAACAACAAGATACAACTGTCAATAAAATCAGCTAGGCTTTATGGCTCATCTTTTTTGATACTTTTAACGGATGATAATTTACTTGTAACACCGATAAAAATTAATTCAAAATTAATAAATTTAAAAAACGTTGTTTTAGTCAATAAATTCGACGTTATTAATACCGTTATAGACAAAGACATAACGAGTCCGAATTATGGCAAACCAATTTTTTACAATTTTTTACTGCCGACGAATGCTACTATCAAAGTTCACTATAGTAGAGTCATCCAGATCGATGGCATTAAATTGTTGAACTACCGAGATTCCTATTTTAATAACATTGGTAATTTCGGTGTGTCAGAGCTTGGCAGGTGTATAAGTGCAATTAATAATGAGGCAACTTTGGCACAAGCAGTGAATCATCTATGCATGGAAGCATCTTGCACCGTTGTAAAAATCAAGGATTTGCAGGATTCTCTCAGCGGATCGCCTGATGTGGCTTCTTTGGATGACACAATCGAAGCAATAAATCGCCTAAAAAGTATATATAGAACCATTGTGATGTCCGATGATTATGATATATCTAGACTAAAAGTGGATTTCGGCCAAATACCGCAAATATTTGACAAATATCATACAATTTTATCCGCATCTGCTGACATACCGCAAACCCGATTTTTCGGGAAATCGCCAGCAGGATTTAGCTCCGGTGACAGCGAAATAAACAATTATGCAATTAAAATTGCATCAATGCAGCAAAAAATATTGTCGCCGATTTATAAAAAAATTGACAAAATTGCTGAAAATTCATTAAATATTGATCATAGTATTGGTTTTAAATTCAAACCATTGGTTGAAATGTCTCCAGTTGATCAATCGAAAGTAAATTTACAAAACGCACAGCGTGATCAGATATATATGTCGAATTCCGTCGTTACCGATGATGAGGTTCGGACACAGCTATATGACGATGAAGTTTACACAGCTATAGACCCTGAGCAGGCTAAAATAAAAATTAACACTGAGAATAGCAATAGCACAACAACCTAAACTTAAACCGATCCATCCACCAACAAATATAGAAAACGACTATAAAAAACAGCTTGATAATATCATTAATGATATAGCACAAGATTTAACCGAAAACATAAACAATTCCAAACCTCAAACACAAGCACAATTAACACAAGCTATTAATACGACTTTCGATACATATAATGATAACGATGATTTAGGTGTTAATCAATCCACTGAATTTGTGACGAATTTGACCAGCTATCATACTCAAGAATTTTTTCAAAGCGTTAAAAATTCGTTTGATGTCGATGTATCTAAATATGTGTCAAATAAACAGATTATATCAATAATGAATGAGAAAGTAGCGGATAACGTTGCTTTAATTAAAGACATTCCGATAGAGCTTGAGGATCAAATTAAAGAAGTTGTTTCTGATGCCGTCACAGAATTTGGCGTCGACAGGCAAAGTTTGCAGGGTAATTTGGATAAAATACTTACCGATAAATTTCGCGGTCGTTTTAGGGCTGCTAAAACAAGAGCGAAGTTAATCGCAAGAGACCAAACAAGCAAAATAACATCAACTTTAACAGAGGCACGACATAAGCAGATTGGCGTATCTAAATACACTTGGCTTGGAGTTGGAGATAGCAGAGAAAGATCAAATCATGTCGAAAAAAATAATAAAATTTTCGCATATTCATCACCGCCAGGCGACACCGGAAATCCAGGTCAAGACTATCAGTGCCGATGCGTTGCTGTAGCAGTGATAGATACGAGTGTTATCGCTTTTGTTACTGGAATTCAGAAAATGCAAGAAAATTCAAAAGGGAATGAAAAATAATGATTAAATTCAATGATAATTTCGACATAAAATCTTCAAAAAGACACATGACGGATGAGGGATACTTGAAGTCAGAAGCAAGATTCACTAAAGTCGGCGTACAAGAGTACGACAAATCTAAAATTACGGGAGACCCAAAAGATTCAGGCGAAATAGTTAACA